GTCAGGCCCGCCTCGATCGCCTTCGTCACGTCGTCGATCGTCTCCCCGAGCCCGCCCAGCATCTCCTTGACGCCGAGCACGACCGGCGCGCCGACGAAGGTGACCCCGGACCCGACCACGCGCTGGCGGGCTTCATCGACGGCCGCGGCGCGCCGGATCCGCTCGGCCTCGGCCTGGTCCAGCGCTTGCTCGCGGCGGAACTCGCTCAGGCCACGGGCCGTCTCCTCGAAGTGGCCGCGGCCGGGGAGATTCCGGCCGATGAAGGCGAAGAACTCCCGCACCTGGTCGCCGACGAGGTTGATGACGATGTCCACCTTGATCTGCGAGGGAATCGCCTTGAGGTTCTCGACGAGGGTGCCGGTCGCCTGGATCACGTCCACCAGCAACGCTTTGAACTGGTTCCCCCAGCCGGTCATCGCGCGGCTGATCGCATCGAACATCTGGTCGAACTCGCGGGCCATGGCGTTCGTCTTCTCATCGGTAACCACGCCCGCGTCGCGCATTTTCTGGATGTAGGCCGGCAACCCCTCTTTGGCGATGGCATCGAGGACGACGGTCATGGCGCGGCCTTTGATGCCGAACAGGTCGGTGGCCGCGGCCGCCCGGCGGGTCGGATCGTCGATCCGCGAGAGGCCCTGGGCGACGGCGCCGAGAACCTGCTCCGTCGTCGCGCCGCCCCGCGCCATCTGCGCCAGGTCCACGCCGACGGTATGGAAGCTCGCGCCCGCGGCCGCATTGCCCTTGAGGACCTCGGCAATGGCTTCGGTCACCTTGCCGAAGCCGCGGGTCAGCGTGTCCGGCGCCTCCCCCGCTTCCTTTGCCGCCTGCTCGAACGATTGGAGCGCGGCGACGCTCAAGCCGGTCTGCACGCTGAGGTTGTCGAAGTGCTCGATCGAGTCGGCCATGTGCTTGGCGAACCCGACCACCACCGCGGCCGCCCCGACGACCCCGGTGGCGAGCCCCGCGAACGAGCTCGTGGCCGCCGCGACACGGCCGGCCATGTCGGCGAGGTGGGCGACCATGGGTCCCGCCGCCGCCGTGATGGAGTCGAACGAGCGCTTGACCTGATCGCCCGCCGCGGCCTGCTTGGCCAGGCTCTCCGTGGCGCGCTTGGCCGCGCGCTCGAGGACCACGCTGCCCTGGTCGTCGACGACGAAGGTGAGGGTGATGTCAGCCATCGGCTACGGCCCGACCCGCCTCGCCCGGGACCATGCCCGTCCCAACCCACGCGGCCCCCCACGCCTCCACGAGAAGGCAGAGCTGCTGCGCGAGCAGGCCGCGATCCGGATGCCAGGAGACGTCGACGAGCCGCCACGCCAATTCGGGGCCGAGGCGCTGACAGATACGGTAGAGCTGGACCGCCAAGAGGTTGAGCGGGGCGAGGAGCACGACGCCCAGGCCGCCCTCAGTCTGGGGTCTCGTGCACTCGCCCGCCAAGCATGGCGCGGGGAGTTCATCGACGGCGGCGCGATCGTCATCGGTCGCGTCCTCCGCCTCGGCCCGGGCCACCGTCGCCACGCAGTTCCCGCACTCACGGCCGGGATACTCCTCACGAAAGGCGATCCAGTCCCTCAGTTTCCCAGGAGGGCCTCATCGAGGGCGGCGGCGTCGCGGAGCTTCCGGAACAGTTCGTCCGTGACGCTCCCCGGGAGGATGCTCACGAACTCGTCGCCGGCGGCCGCCGCCTCCGCCGATCCCGGTTCGGCCACGGAGGGTACCGTGCCGGCCGGATCGGTGAAGCCGCGCCAGCCCTTGATGGCCGCCTTGAGGAGGCGCGACTGGTAGAGGGTGAGATCGAGATTGCCCCTCTTCGTGGCGCGAGCCGTGATCCGCGCATGCTCGCTGGAGGAGATCCGGCGGTAGTAGATGACCGCCTTGTCGGTGAGCTTGAACTCCAGGGTTTCGTCGCGGACGAGAGTGATGTCGTGCTGGCCGTTCGGCTCCATGGGAGGCGGTCGCCTCTCCGCTCGGCTTAGGCGGCGCGCCCCCACACCGCGAGCGGTCGGGCAGGGGCGGGCTTCTCTGGGGTGTTCCTGCGCGCTACGCCAAGTAGTCCGTCGCGAAGTTGTTGGTGAGGAAGAGCCAGAGCGCGTCGGTCGCCGTCATGCCGGTCGGCGCTGAGGGCGGCTTGAACGCCTGGAAGGCGATCGGCGCGGCGATGACGCCGGGGCCGCCCGCCGAGCGGTCGCCGCTCTCGGTGAGCAACTGCAGGTAGGGCAGTTCGGCCTTCACGATGGCCGAGGCGCCCGTGGTCCAGACGACGTCGGCCTTCATATAGGTCCCCGCCAAAAACTCCGTGAGGCCCGGCGAATCGGCGCTGTACTTGTCGATCATGAAGCGGCCGGTCACCTCGAGGTGCTGCTCGATCTCGGGGGAATCGATCACCGACTGGCCGGTGATGAAAAAGTCCGCCTTGTAGTGATTCCGGATCGTCAGCTCGAGGCCGCGGACCTTCAACTCATCCGGTGCCCCGAGCCCGGCCCCGGCGTTGGTGTTCATCCGGATTTTCAGGTTGTGGTGGAGCAGGTGTCCCGCGGTCGGGAAGGTCAGCGCGGTGATCTGGGTGGCGCCGTTGGTCGCCGACCCGCGGTTGAGCTTCCGGGCGATCAACTCGACGTCGAAGCGCGCCCGAGCCGCATCGCCGGTGCCCGCTTCGGACCGGATGGTGACGGCGTTGACCCAGACACTGTCGTACTCCCAGACGACGTTGGCGCCGATCTGCTTGTCGAAGACGAGCGTCCCGAAGAGGCCCGAGGGGTCATTCGCGGGCTTGAACGTGTGGACATATGGCCCCGCGCCCGACGGCGTCCCGGCGGTCCCCAGGAGCATCGCCAGCAGGCGAACCCAGGCGCCCTCGTAGCGCCCCGGGAGGACGACGCTGCCCGCGTAGCGCTCACCCGAGATGTCGGCCCCGAGCATCTGCCGGCTGCCGCCGAGCGAGACGTCGGGGATGCGCGGGATGTCCGGCTTGAGAGACTCGGAGAGGATGTAGAGCCCATCGCCGGCACCGACCGCCACGGGCGTCCCGATGGTCACGGCCTTCTTGAAGCCCGTCTTCACCATGTGGCCGCGTGCGGTTGCCATTGGCTCTCTCCTCCCCTATCGCGCTAGGCGGACGAGTCCGACTCGGCCTCGCTCAGCTCCGCGATCTCGAAGCAGCCCGAGGCATCGGCCCGCAGGGCCTCGGCGAGCGCGGCCGACATCTCCAGTTCGATCACGCCGCCTGGCGTCAGGATGCCCAACTCGGGATGCCGCTCCTCGGTCGCCCCGCGCCATGTCACACGTACACGCATGGGTCCGGTCCCTTCTGTGGCCGCCGGCGCCCGCCGCCGCCTAGAAGACGAGCCACTCATGGCCGACCAGCTCGATCTCGGCGACGTGGCAGAGCACATCGCCGATCATTCGGTCCTCGGTCAGCGCCTCGTCCTCCAGCCGGCTCCGCACGGGGTCGCTGAACTGGAGAAGTCCGCCGAGCGTGCTATTGCGGAATGCGTCGAGGACGGCTTCGACGAGGGCTTGAAAGGCGGCCCGGGTCGTGGAGAGGCGCGTGGTCGGATCGAACGCCGCCGAGCGGATCCCCCGGATGAGGACGCGGACGGTAACGGCGCTCTCCCGGGTGGCGGAGGGCACCTCGACGACATCGGGCACGATGAGGACCCAGCCCTCGAGCGTGCCGTCGGGCCGACGCCAGACGGCGTCATAGGAGGGCCAGTCGTAGAGGTGCGTCTCGCCGGTGGTCACGTTGACAACCCCAGCGACGGCCTCGAGGATCGCCTTCGCCTGGGTCAGGATCTGGTCGGTGTAGCCCGCCAGGGCGGTGAGCGTCACTCGTCTGCGCCTCCGGCGGGTCGCCCCTGCCGGACCAGGAAGTCCACCTCGTGCCGGAAGTTCGCCTGGTACTCCGCCATGGCATCGCGGCCGAGCGTGTCCAGGAGGCCGCTCTTCTGGACGACATGCGGCAGCGAGGGGCCGAAGAGCTCCACGATGGGGAGCCGGGGTCCGCCCGTCCGCTGGAAGACGCCGTGATGTCCGCTCCGCATGGTGGCCAGGAAGGCGTGGGGGGCCTGACCCCGGCCGCCGGGCAGCCGGTAGCTGACTCCATGGCGGGTCTGGCGGGCGCCGAACGCGATCAACGGGATGCGGCGACCCGTGAACCGAAGCTTGCCTTCGAGGCGGGCCACGGTCATCTTCTCGATCGCCACGCCGGGACGGATATCCTTCTGGGCGAGGCCCGTGTTTTCGGCCAGCGCGCGCACCGCCAGCGTTCGCCGGCTGCTGAGCGTGCGGTTCCCCGCGCGGGCGGCGGCCAGGCGCAGGTTGACGCCGACGGCCGCGACCCGTTCCAGTCCATCGCCCCGGACGGCGATCTCGACGGCCATCAGGCCACCACCGCCTCGAGCACGTCGGCGAGAGGCTCGGCGTGATCCACGCGGAACGTCTGAGCGGTCCCGCTCCCCGGGGGCGCGGCGCTGATCGTGCTGCCCGGGGCGAGGGTCGCCACCTGATCGCGCCGGAGGCGGCAGCGCCAACGGCCATCGCGGGTCGTCTCCCCCGCCAGCGGGAGCTCGGCGCCAGGGCCCTGCACCCAGACGATCGTCGTGGCGATGGGCACGCCGCCGGCCGGCGTGACGGTCGCCGGCACGCCGAAGGCGTCGAAGGCGGGGCCGAGCGGCGGGCGGAGGTCGGACATGGCCTCGTACCTCCCGCTACCGACTCCCGCCTAGACCTTGGTGCACTTCACGACCGCGCGCGGCCGGAGGCAGAGGTTCAGCGGGTTGGACTGCGTATGCAGCTTGACCCATCGCTGGAACTCTGGGTCGGCGGCCTGCTTGGCATAGATCGGGAGACCGATCCGGATTCCAATCTCATCCACGAAGTCGGCGGGGGCCCAGTAGGTCGCGAAGATACTCGCGGGGCCGGTACCCACCGGGAAGACGTAGGCCTCGTCATCCTCGATGTACTTCGTCGAGCCGACCTTGCCCCGGTATTCCTCCCAGATCACGCCGCCGAAGGTGAAGCCGACATAGCGCAGGTCCTCTCGCAGCACGAAGCCTTGCTGGTATTTGAAGGTGTCCTTGACCAGGTCATGGCCGACCAGGGCATCGAAGAATGACGCCGAGCATAGGCCACGGAGTTCGGTGTATGGGGTCCCGCCCATCTCGTCTTCGATGAGCCGGGCGGTATCGACGCACTTTTGCCGGACGTCGGTGGTCGCGGTCGTGAGGAGATAGCCCTTGGTCTGCTGGGTCACCTCGAAGGCCGTGAACAGGTTGAGGAGAGTCGAGCCATCGGCATCGAGGACGATGCCCTGAAGGGCCCGGGCGCGGTGGTATTCCAGGGTGGCTTCGTGGGCTTGGCGCAACTCCGCCATCCGCACGGTCAGCAGGGCCTGCAGCGTTTGTAGCTCGTTCTCCGATCCGAACGCGCGGACGTTCAGCACCTCGTCGGCGAGGAGGCTCGATTCACGGACGAGATGCGGGACCGGAAATGTGCGGAGCTTCCGCTTGGCCGCCCCCAGTGTGGACGCAGGCGCGCCGCGGGGCGAGGACTGGATCAGCGAGAGCTGGCCAGCGATCTCCTCGACCTGGGCGACGGAGGTCATGATGCCGGTCTCGTTGAAGATGCCCAGTCGCCCGATTCGGCCCGGCAGGAACTGGACCTTCTGGATGGCGGCGGTGAGCGAGGCGGCGCTGAACCCGTCGGCCTTGAAGACATCGAGGATCGGCACTGGTTTATCCCCCTTCCACCTTGACCCGCTGGCGGCGCGTGTTGTTGGCCTGTTCCCTCCGGGTCGCCCACCGACAGTTGCCGGGCGCGTACGGGCCGTCGTTGTCGATCCGGTCGATGCTGTGCCGGGGAGACGGGCGCGGGCCCATGTCGCGCAGGAACGCCTCGAAGCTGTCGCGCCACTCGGGGCACACTGCGATGCCTCGCCCGCCGTAGTTGGGATAACCCACTTGGGCGGAGTTGTAACAGCGACGCTTGATGCTCTCCCACGTCCGGTACTCCGGAGTTTTGTTTCCCGGGCGCGCGCACCCGTGCCGCGTGTTGAACGCTCGGACCCGTTCATCGCGAAGACAGCCGCAGCTCTGGCTGAGACCACTACGGAGAGCGGTTGAGTGAACTACGCGCATCGTCCCACACTGACAGCGGCAGACCCACTGAGGCTGTCTGAAGCGATTGTTCTCTGCACGCTCCAGAACTGTCCAGCGTCCGAAGCGAACGCCGGTCAGATCGACTATCTTCACAGCGCGATCACCCCTCGCTTGGCGAGGTCACCATAAGCCGACTCCTTCTGCGCGGCCGTGATGGCCGCAGCCCAGATCAGCGAGCCCTTCATGACCTCGGCGCCCCGGCTGACCAGTACGCCGGGCAGATCCGCGGCCGAGGCGTCTACGTTGTCGTAGAGGATCCCGGCCACATCGTCGCGGCCGTCGAAGGTGAGCGGGTCCCACGCGACGACCTTGCCGCCGAGGAGCTCGTTGAAGACGGCCACGTTGAAGGCGTCGCCGACGGCGAAGTCGGTCGAGCCGTCGGTGATCGTGAGATTGAGCTGGCGCTGATTGGCCAGCACGAGGGTGCCGCCGGCGCCGGCGACGATGAAGCCGACGGCGACGGCATCGCCGTCGGGCCCCCAGATCTTGAACTCGCCGCCGTTGGTGACCGCCGCGATGCACTCCACCCGGTACTGGCCGGTCTTCGCATCGGGGCCGAGCGAGAGCCCGGAGACCGTGCCGTTGCCGGTGCCGATGACCAGGGGCGCCGTGGTATCGACGACGATCGTGAAGCTGTCGCCGACGATGAAGTCGGTGGCGCCATCGGTGATGACGAAGTTGATCTCGCGCGAGCGGTAGGTCACGGACCCCGCAGCGAGCACCGCGCTCGGGAGGGCCTTGCCGGCGGGGTTCACGACGCTGAAGGTCCCGCCGTTGGCTGCGGCCGCCGTGCAGGTCACCACGTAGTTGCCCTTCTGGATCTCGGGGCCGGCGAAGACCTGCGTCATGGTGCCGTTGCCGGTGCCGACCACGGTCGGCGTCGAGGCGCGCCCGACGCCCTTGTTGACTCGGCCGACCACCGCGCCGGCCTTCAGGTTCTGGCCGGAGAGGACCGTAATGATCTCCCGGCTGTTCGGTTCGCGCTCCCCGAGCACGAATTCCCCGGCATGCTGGCCTTCGGTCAGGGCGACCCCGCCGCAAATGGCGGGCATCCCGGCCACCCGCCAGGCGTCCAGCCACCTCAGGCCCGCCCAGCGGGCTTCCCGCACGCGCTGGAGGCGCGCCCAGAGGCGCTTGGTCGCGATGTCCACACGCGCCAGCAGCGCCGCGAGGACCATGTGGATCGGGAGGGTCGCATCACTCCAGCGGGCGAGGTGTCGCATGAGCGTCACTCCTTCCGGCCGAGGCGGTTCCGCTCGGCATAGATGGTCGCGGGGTTGAGTGCCGCCCTGGTGGCGGCCACCCGCTCGGGATCCGGCGTCAGGCGGCTATCGATCTCGCTGCGGTCGAGCTTGGCGGTCAGGGTGGTCAGATGAGTCCGGACGACATCGGCCGGCGTCCCCGCCCGGATGTAGCCCTCCGCCAGCTCGGCCAGCTTCGCGGTGGCGCAGAGACCGCGAATCTCCTTGGCGTGGGCCAGGCGGGCGTCCACCTGGTCGAGCGTGGCGCCGGCCTCGATCAACGGCTCCGCGAGCTCCAGGTAGCCGGCGGCCTTGCAGCGGGCGAGGACCTCCCTCGGCGCGGCGGCGACGGGCGGCGGCGCGGGCTCGGTGGGGCGGACGATCAGCGCCTCGATCCGCGCGCGGTAGGCCTCGGGGATCGCCCCGAGCCGGGCGCGCACCTCGGGCCGGAAGCTGGCCGCGACCTTCACGGTCTCGACGATCTCGGTGGCGAACCCGTTGGCCACGGCCTCGTTCGCGTCCATCCACGTGGTCGCCGCCATCAGTTCCGCCAGCGCCTCCGCGCTCAGGTCGGAGACCCAACGATAGGTGGCGATGATCGAGTCGCGGATGGTGTCGAGGAGGTCGGCCATCTTCCGCATCTCGGCGGCGGGGCCCCAGACGAGGCCCGAGGGGTCGTGGACCATCATGAGGGCGTTGTCCGCGATGCGGATCGGGTCGCCCGCGCTCGTGATGATCGTGGCCGCGCTCGCCGCCAGGCCCTCGATCGAGACCTCGACCGAGCGGCCCTTCTCGGTGCGCTGGGCTCGGAGGGTGTTGGCGATCGCGGTCGCCTCGAAGGGGTCACCACCAGGACTGTTGACATGGAGGCGGAGGGTCTTCACGGACTCGGGCAGGGCCTGGATCTCGTCGATGAACGCCTTGGCCGTGACGGCCTGATCGTTCCAGAACGAGGCGCCGATCTCATCGTACACGTACAGATCGGCGGCGGCCCCGTCGGCGGCGTTGACGATGCGATACCACGCGCGCGGCGTCTTCATGCGCATCCCTCCCCGTGTCGCCGGACAGCGAGCATCACGGGGACAGGGTACGGGGTCGATTTCGGCCGGATCAGCGGAGGGCTAGGTTAGGGAGGGGCTAGGGAGGGGTTTGTCCATTACCGGGACACTTGACAGGGGGGATCAGTTCTGGAGGCTGCGCCGCTTCAGCACCCAGCGCGCGATCTCGGGCCAACAGCCAAAGAGGGCGCCGTTCGGGAGGATGCGAAAGAGCGGCAAGCCGGCGTCGCGGCGGAGCCGCTTGATCGTCTTCGGGCTCAGGCGCAACCGTTGTGCGACTTCATCGAGCGTCAGCAGATCGGTGGGACCAAGGTCAGCCGGACCTGATGCTCTCACCGAAGCGCGCCCTCCAGCTCCTCGACCTCGAGCCCGAGGAGTTCCCCGAGGAGCTCCGCGTCCTCACGGCGCGCCTGGGCCACGACGTTGTCCACCATGCCGTGCGACCGGAGTACGCGCCTGGCCGGATGTCCAGAGACCTGGCCACGGCCCACGATGGCCGGCGGCATCCGGACCAGACCCCGACCTGCCACCAGCCCCGCGAGCGCTTCGACCGCGCCCGTCCCCGTGATCGCGCGCCACCGTCGGAGGATCTCCGGCATTGGGAAGGACGGCGTCGCCACGCGAGAGCGAGAACCTTGGCCGGTGGCGGTGGGGGGCGGCGCCTCTGAGGCCCCGGCGGCCGTCGTGGTGCCGATGCCAGCGAGACCGGCGATGGACGCCCCGATCGCCCCGACACCAAGAAAGCGCTCATCGGCAGCGCCCGCGATCGCCCCAAGAGGCGCGGCCACTGCGGCCGAGGCCGCGAAGGTCACAAGGCCGGCGCCCGCCAGCGAGAAGACTGGCGCCAGCACGCCGCCAGTCGCCGCGAACGTCTCTGTGCCGGTGGCCGCCAGGACGGCGATCGGCGCCGTAATGCCGGCCATGGCCGCGAACGTCTCTGTGCCGGTGACCGCGATCGCCCCAAGCGGCTGCGCGATCGCGCTGGCGTCGTAGAGCGAGCGAAGATTGAGAAGGATGGGGTGCGGCTCCTACCCGAGCTGCGTCTGCACCTCGTGCCAGGCCACGTAGAGCTGGAACGTGTCTGTCACGACGTCGGAGAAGGTATGCAGCGCGAAGTAGCGGCCGGGCGGGCAGATGATCCGGCCGTCCACCGGCACCCAGAGGCTCGGGCCCACGGCCACGGCACCGGGCTTGCCCACGGCGGGGCCGAGCGGGAACCAGCGGCTGGCCTGACCGGTGTCGGCGTCGAGCGCGGTGCCGCCGACGATCGTGCGGGCCCGGCTGTCCACGTTGCCGCCACCCATGCCGTTGAGCTTCTTGATCGCCAGCGCGGCATCGGTCGGGACCGCGGCCCGCACCTGGCCGAGGTTGGCGATGATCTCGGACTGCCCGGTGGCGGCGCCGGCGACGATGTTGATGCCGCCGACCCAGTCGATGACGTAGGCACGGCCGCCGTCGGGCTCGTTGTTGTAGAGGGCGAGCGTGACCGCCGTCGTCGGCAGGGCCACGATGGAGGCGACGGCGGTGGTCGTATTGACGAAGAAGGCCCGGCCCGCTCGGACGATCTCGCGGTAGGGCGCGGCGGCCGAGGCGACGAGCTGCTCGAGCTGCGGCGTGAGTGTGATATCCCGCGGGTCGCCGCCCGGCACCTCGGCGTCGATCGCCTCCAGGAGCTTGCGGATCCGGGCGACGATCTTGATGTCTGTGGGCATCGGGTTACCCTCCCCTGAGTTTTACGAGAAAGAGCAGCTCGTGGAGTTGCTGGTCAATCGAGCGCAGCAGGCTGATGACCGCGCGCTCGCCACTGGTGACGCCCTGGCCCGGCTCGCCCTCGACGCCGACACTGGCGGCATCGGGATCGCCGGCGTCCGCCTGGACGATCCGCTGGCGCTCGATCACCGTGCCGTCGGCTCGGGTGACCTCGGCGTTGTCGATCTTTTTACCGAGACTGTCCGGTGCGACCTGAACGAAGCCGTCCCGTTCGGCCATGTTTAGCCCTTCGGCTCCGTCAGCGTGAAGCTTGAGACGGAGACCGCAGCATGAATCTGGATCGCCACCGAGTTCAGGTTGAGGTCCGCGCCGGAGGTGCCGACGCTCCCGTCGAGCACGGCCGTCGTGCCGTCCGACTTGAGCGCTCGGAACCAGGTCGCGGTCCCCGTCGCGTCGGCATCCGCGTCTTGCGTGATCGCATTCGCGGCCGCCACCCCCGCGACAGCCGCGCCGAACGCCGGGCTGCCGAAGGTCAACTCGGCTAAGAGCACTTGCGTCGTGATCCCCGTATCGGCGGTCGCGGGCTGGGTGCCGTCGTAGATCCGGAGTTTGCCGCCGTTCAGGAGCGCGGCGAGGGCGTCGGCCTTCGTATTGACGGCCAGATTCGTGTACTTGGGGTTATTCGCCATCGCGCGCGATCTCCTCCTCGATCCGGGTGATTAGGCCCCGGGCATCGCGGTGCACTCGTTTGCGCATCGGCCGCGGGATCGTCACGTTGACGACCGGCGCCACATTTACCGGAGGGGCCGGCGGGGACGGCGGGAGCGTGACATTCACGGTCGGTGGGGCCAGCTCGACGCGACTCGCCGGGACGCGGGCGGACGCCGCCGGGGCCGAGGCCGCCTCGGCGTTCCCGACGTCGTCCTGACTCCCGCCCGCCTGCGTCGTCTTCCGCGGGTCGGAATCGTAGACGAGTCCCGCCGCGTCTTCGCGCGCATGATCAGCGGCCTGCTGGCGGTCGATCTCCTCGACGTCGTACCCGCGGGCCTTGACGACCTGGGACCGGCTCGCGAAGCCGTCGCGCACGAGCATCTCCTCGGCTTGGACGTCCTGGACGGGGTGGATATAGGGCCAGCGATCCGGATGCCATTCGACGCGCTGCCAGGGCTCGGGGTCGTCGAAGTAGCCGACAGGCACCGGCAGCGCGCCGGCGACGACCGCCGCGTCGAACCACGCGGTCCACACGGGCTGACAGAGCTGGTGCACGAGGACCTGCCACTGGAGCTGCTCGAGCGACCGGCGGAAGTCCTGGAGGATCACGCGGATCGTCCGGTCGTTGACCTGCGCCATGTCGCCGGTGAGCGCGTGGTAGGGGACGCGGGCCGCGGCGGCGATCTTGCGGAGTTGCTGCCGCATGAACGCCTCGTAGGTCTGCCCGGCCTCCGGCGGCTCGTTGAAGTGCAGCTCCTCGCCGGGGAGGAGGTCGTTCATCGTGCCCGGCTCCATCGCCACCATCGGCTGGTCTTTCGCGTCACGCTGGATCGCTTGGCCGGTGAGCGGGTCGAGGGCAGGGTCCAGCCCGGCCGGGCTCCGCTGGATCCACCCCATGAACATGTTGCCGAGCTGCCAGCGGAGGAGCGTCGCGTCGTCCCCGACGTCGAGATCCCGCATCGTGAGGAGCGCGCGGTGGAGGTGTGGGAGACCACGGAGCTGGCCGGCTCGGAGCGGGTGATACAGGTGAATCACGCGCTCGGCCGGGAGCGCGACGAGCTGGCCGGCATTGAGGGTCATGGTCCCGTCCGCCGGGTGCGCGCGATAGAACCAGTAGGCGACCCGCGCGCCGATGGGCGAGCGCTCGATGCCCGCCCGGATCGTGTTCATCCCGCGCGTGGCGTCGTAGGTCTCCGGGCAGAGCTCCGGCTCGAGGACCTGGAGCTGCAGCGGGACCGCGAAGCCATCGCTCGGGAGCCGGGATCGCAGCCGGATGAAGACCTCGCCGGCCTCCTGCCAGCAGCGCGTGGCCTGCGCCTGGAGGCCGTAAAAGTCCAGGCGGCCGTCCGCATCGCACTGCTCGATCCACCGGTCCCACGCGCGCTGCACCCGCTCCCGGAAGGCCGCATCGGCGGCCACCGACCGGGGGGCAATGCCCGTGCCGACGAGCTGCTCGACGCGGATGTCGATCGCGCCGCCGCCGTAGGGGTCGTTCCGGTACGCATGCCGCGAGCGAGCGCGGAGCGTCGAGAGATTCGGGAGGGTGGCGGCGTTGGGGCCGACGGTCGGCGCCATCCACGCCTTGCCCCGGCGGCCCGTCGTCGCGCTGTCGAACGAGTTGCGGACGGCGGGACGCGCTGGCGCCCCCCAGACGCCGGTCAGTCGCGAGGCGAACTGGGCCAGGCGGGCAAGCATCAGCTCGCGGCCTCCACTGTTAGGCCGTGATAGCGGAAGCGTTCCCCATCGCTCCTGAGCAGGCGTCCGAACCGTTGGCCCGCAAGCATGCGCTCGTGTGGCATGTCAGTTCGTGCTTTTGTCCCCGTACAAGAGCCATCGCCTCGGACGCGGGGGATCGGCCGCCGCGGCCAGTTCGGCCTCGATCAGCGCGAGGGCCTCGCGCATATCGGCCAGCGAGCGGTATTCCACGGATCGATCCGCGAAGGTGACGCGACTCTCGCCCTTCGCGATCGCGGCCTTGAGGGCGTCGGCGTCGGCTTGCGTCCAGGCCACTAGGCGAGATCCGCCGGCACGGGCGTGCGGCAGAAGAGGCAGATCAGCGGGACACCGAGCGCCATGCGTCGCGCGCCCTCCCAGGCGCGAAAACAGAAACGCGGCCCCCGAGCCTCAGCGATTTCCCGCCAAGGTCGAGGACCGCGTCGCGGCCTCTGGTCCGTTTCCGGAACCTGGCGGGATTCTACGGCGGCGGGGGCTCGGGAGTCAAGCGTTCGCACGACTCCACGGCGATGCCGACGGACCAACGCGTCACCTTCCGGCGCCGAACGGGCTCCTGGAGCTCGCCGTTGGCCGCCGTGATGGCCAGCGCCCGGGCTTCTTCCGGCGTGTCGACGTCCACCTGATAGACGAGCCGCTTCTGGACGACGACCCGGTAGCTCATCGGTTCTCGATCAGCAGGATCGGGGCGGGGCTGAGCGGGGACACTACGGTTCCGCGCGCGGCCCGCTCTTCGTCAGGAGCTGCACGAGGCGCTGGCCCGATGGCATCGCTAGCTGATCCTTCGGCGGCAGCGCCTTTCGCCGGCTGAGCCGGCGCTCGAACGCGAGCGTCAACCCGGCGCGGACCTGCTCCGCCATGAGCTCGGCCAACTCCCGCGGCGACAGCGCCTGCAGGGCGACGTGTACCTCCGCATCGAGCGCGCGCCGGAGGCGAGACCGCGCCAGTCGTCGGTACCGCTGAGACTGGCCTGCGTGGTCGTTCGGCTGCGCGATCTGGTATCCGACGCCGCGGATGTTGATCAGCAGCTTCGAGTGATCTCGCAAGAGATGCCGGCCCGCTCGCAGCACGGCCGCCCGACCACGCCGAGAGGTGGCGTCGATCGTGAGGACGGTTGACAGCTCGGCATAGCTCGCGATCTCTCCATGCTGGCGCGCGGCCAGGAAGTCATATGCCCAGCGCGCCATCTCTCGGGCGGTCGGGAAGTCCTTCGGCTTCTCGACGACTTGGGGCAGCGCCATCACGTGACCGCCTTGATGGCGATCTCGCACCGCCCGAAGCCGATCGTCCGACCATCCAGCAGGCCACACAGCCGACCCGAGACGTCAGCAATCTTCGCCAGATGGTCGGCGGTGATCGCGTCGTCGATCAGTGTGCAGCACGTCTCCGCGCGCCATGGGACCGGGATCATCGGTCGGCACCGCGGCCCGCGGGGCCCTCTCGGCCCCTTGCTGGGATTCAGGTTCACGATGGCGATGTATGGCACCACCTTGTCGGCCAGCACGTCGAGCACGGCGTCCTCTTCGACGAAGAGCGTGGCCTCGATCAGGGGCGCGAAGGATTTGAAGCTGGTGCCCTTCGGCTTGTCCGTCACGAAGCGACAGCCAGCGATGAACATGCGCCGGACTGCCGGCGTCGGGATGATCAGCGCGCCGGCCGGGTTCCGGTAGGTCAGATCCAGCATGTGGGCCTTCTCCCACTCAAGCTTGTCACGGCCCTTGTCCTCCGGCGGCCCAAGCATGCCGGCCGGGCTATTCATCACCAGCGCGGTCAGTCCCATGATCGAGATGGCGAATCGTCGTGGATCACTCATCGGCTGTCTCCTGTTTCTCGCCGTGTGTTGTCCGAACCCAACCGGCACCGTGCCCTGCCATGCCTTGCCCGGCCTCGCCACGCCACGCCCTGCCCGGCCGTGCCGCACCATGCCCTGCCACGCCACGCCTTGCCTTGCCGCGCCTGATCCAGCTGCGGGCGATCACGGTCGATCATCGCCGCCCTCACCCACGAGCCAAGTACTCCGAGCGAGCGACGCGACGGGCCGGGGGGCCCGGCGCGGGCGGTAGCTGGACACCCGCCGCGACGGCCGGTGCCGCTTGCGCGGCGAACTGCGCCATGATCTCGAGTCGCGGGGCCAGGAGCCGGAGGGCGGCGAGCGCGAGGACCGCGCAGTCCAGAGCCTCGTTCCGTGGACGCATCTGTACCCAGGTCCGGACCGGCACGCCCTCCCGATACCGCGTGACGAGCTTCTCGGCCGTGAGTTGGGCGCAGAACTCCTCGTCGACGCCGGCGGGCAGGTGGACGAGCCCGGGCCCGGCCGTGAGCTGGAGCCGCGCGGCCAGCAGCGCCTTGGCCATGTCGACGCCGATCGTGTAGAGCCGGACTGGGCGGGGATCGCGCCCGCTCCGCTTCTCGGCTGGCGCCGAGACGAGCGGCCGGTCGCCGTCGCGGCCGATCGTCGCGAAGACGCGGAGATGCTGCCGGGCTTTGACGTAGTCGTACACGAAATCGGTCCGATGCCCGGCCGTGTCCACACACGTGGCCATAATCATGCGCTGTGAGCCGTCGGCGTGCCGGTACGGCATCGTCAGGACCGCGTCGAGCTGGGCCCAGACCTCCGGGCGCGCCGGGTCCCCCGGGAATGTGCGCGCCTCGATCACCCAGGATTCTTCGCCCAGCCCCCACCCGAGGACGAGGCCCTCGAGACGGTCGTCCTGCACATCGACCCCGGCGGTGAGACACACCACGCCGGCGGGGAGCTGGGCCGGCGTGTACGCCTCGCGCCGGAGCAGCAGCATGTCCGGCCGCGCCTGCTCGCCGGCTTCCTCCCAGGTCTCGCCGAGCGTCTGGTTCACCCACTCGCGGAGCGCCTCCACGCCCCGCGCCCGCGCGGCGAGGAAGTTCCGGACGATGCGTGTGAGGCTGGCGCGCGAGGAGTAGCATTCCCAGATGTGGAACCCGATCACCCCGCGGAATGGCGCCGTCGCCTGCCAGCCGCCCCGCGCGATCATGCCCGGCCGCTCATGGTCGGCGATCGCGCCGTGGCAGGCCGGGCACTCCAGGTGCGCCGTGTCGGGATCGCCGGCGGCGCCGCCCTCCCAGCGGACCTGCCGCCACTCGAGGACGAACGCCTGCGTGCACCGCGGACAGGGGACGAAGTAGCGCCGCTGGTCGCTGAGGTGGAACCAGCTCTCGATCCGTGAGGCGCCCTTGACCGTCGGCGTGGAGGTCAGGACGTGGAGTCGATTCCAGAACGTCGTCGTTCGCTTGAGGCCGAGTGCGAGGGGGTCGCCTTCCTCGCCAACCGAAGGCGGGTACTTGTCGATCTCGTCAGCCAGGACGAGCCGGATCGGGTCGGAGGAGAGGGGCGTCGGGCTGTTGGCGCCGACCAAGGCGAGGTGGCCGCCGGGGAATTGTTTCAGCAGTAGGGTCGATGCGGCCTTCCGGCCGCGGCTGTCTGGGACGCGCGCGCGGAGGGCCGCCGTGTCGCGAAGCATTGGGCCGAGCCGGTGCTTGCTGAGGCGCTTGGCCAGGCCCTCGGTCGGCTCGATCAGCAGGATCGGGGCGGGATCGTGGGCGAGGAAGTACCCCGTGATGTTCAGGAGGCATTCGGTCGCGCCGACCTGGGCGGATTTCATGACGACGATCGTCTCGGCCCCCTCGTGGACCGCATCCATGAGGCCCCGCTGGTAGGGCTCTAGATCGGTCCGCCAGGGCCCGGGCTCGGCGCTGGCGCCGATGGCCAGGCGCCGCTCAGCATCGGCCCACTGGCTCACGGTGAGCGTCGGCGGCGGCTCAAGGACGGCGAGGACCTCGGCGAGGCGCATGGTGATGGCGGGGGCCGTCACGTGGTGCCCGCTGGCGGCCGCCACGCGACCAGCTCCCGCAGCGCGGCCGTGATGTGCTCCCTGAGCACCGCCTCGCCGGCACGGGGCCCGCCGGTTTGGACGGCGGTGGCCAGGAGCGGGGCCAGCGCGGCCGGAAGGGCGAGGAGGTGCGCCCGGATGGCGCCGAGGATCTCGGTAAGGGGGCCGGTGACGTCGGCCCATGGCACCAGCTCGCCCTCACGTCGGCGGACGTCGAGGTCCACCCGCCGGGCCTGGACTTTTGCCAAGCGGGCGCGCTCGTCATCGAGGTTCAAGGCGCCGGCCTCGGTCGCGTACTTCGCCCGCTCCCGCTCCAGCCGCCACGCGATCGCGGCTGGCAGCGAGTAGCGGCTCGGCTTCCCCGGCGCCCCGGGCTGCTCGACGGGCAGGCCGTCGTGGGCCTCCCACTTGCTGATCGTGACGGCATGGACGCCGAAGGCCGCTGCGAGCTGGGGGCGGGTGACGAGGGGGAGACCGGCTGCCCGCATCCTAGTCCGTCAGCGAGAGCCGCTTCGGCCCGCCATCAGCGTCCGCAACGCCGTGCTTGATCTCCAGCTCCTTGAGCTTCAGGAGTTTCCCGATCGCGTTGCAGGCGGTGTTCCCGATCTGAGGCGTGATGCGCTGCGCGAGGACATCGATCGTGATCGCGCCCAGGACATTCGCGCATTGCCGGCTTGTGGTCAGCCCGGCGGTGGCCAACAGGGTGAGGCTACGCGGTTCCCTTTTCTCATTCTCATTGCTCATGAGATCCTCCCGGTTGTGACGGAGTGAATCGTTCGGCGAGCCGACCGGAGCGCCAGCCACCATTCCGCCAGGCCTCGCACGTCTTCGGCCTCTGTCTTTCCGTGTCGAACGAGAGTGAAGAGCGTACTGAAATTGATGCCGTGTTCACGCAGGCGTCGCTTCTCCCGCTCTGAGCAACGACGGCTGCAGAACGGGTTCGGGCGCGGCGACCAGGCAATGATCATGCGCTGGCCACAGCCTGGGCAGCACCACGACATTGGGCTCGGCAACGGATGGGCCGCTCGATAGCGCCCACGCGAGCATGTCAGGCACTTGCCGGTAATTCCATGCTGACACGATTGGGCTTGGCGACCTCTGCGACCATGGCATCCGCGAGAACAAAACCGCCGCCGGTGATAGGACGCGGTGACCGGGCGCATTGGCGCTTGGCAGCTTTCGCACGGTACCACGACGCCAGCCCATCTCGTCTGAGCCGCCGCCAGGCAAGTGCGCGAGCAATACCGGGCGGCCGGATTTCTCGACCGGAATGGCTGGCCGCATTGGGCGCAGGGCTTCGACGGGGCGAGCCGGGGAACGCGGGCCCGGCTCTGTTGCTGGCGGCGAAGCTTACGGCAGGCCTCGCAGAAGCTCTTTCCTTTCCCAACAGATACTGAACAGGATTTGCACTGGCGTGGTCGCCTCCTTCGCCCAAGTCTTGCCCGGCTGGCGCATCTCGTTGAGCAATAGCGGCGTCGGTGCCCAGGCATGGGTCCACCGCAGATTTCGCAGGGCCTCTCCGATCTTGGCGTGTTGGCGTTAGCCCCTAAGTGCTTTATTTGTCTAGAGCTAGGCGGCGCCTGCGCGAACCCGCTTTTCATGGCGCCTCGTGGGGGCCCCGCAGCTCGATCGCAGGGGTCGGCTCGAGCCGCGCGATGACCGCCGTCGCCACGGCACCAACGAACGGGATCGCCGGGATCGCGGGCCTCGGCTCCGTCCTCCCGTGCTCCCCCGTCTTCGGGCACCGCGGCCCGCCGAGCCACTGATGGCCGCAGGTCCGGCATTCCCGGTGTCGGTCTCCGTCCTGGATTCCATCCTGGTCACCTATGTGACCCGGGTCCAGCTTGGTGGCCTCAGACGCTGAGGGGGAGGTAGGAGGGGGTTCCTTCTTTTCCTTCTCGGATTCGGATTCGGATTCGGATTCGGATTCGGCGCGCGCGCGCGTCGGAGGCCCCATGCCATCCGAGGGGCTTACCCCTATGGCCCCCGTGGTGCCATGGGGGGATGCCATACTGATTCCGTAGTGTTCACAGAACCTTGCGAGCAGTGCTGTGCGCGGGAGGGCCAATAACGCCCGTCGCACCCCCTTGAGATGCGACTCGGACCCCCTCGGAGAAGAGGGGTCGAACCGCAGTCCGTTGCGAATCCACACCACATGAGCCGCCGAATCGACCACGATCCAGGGACGTCGAGTGGAGGGCGTCCGTCCCAACTCTGCCATGGCGGCCGTCAGCCTCCGGGCCGAGAGCCCGGTCTGGGCTTGGAGGACGTCGGGGTAGTAGCGGAAGATGCAGGCCGGGCCGGCATCCCGGCAGAGTCGCAAGGTCAGCAAGGTCAGCCGCGCCTCGACCGACAGCCCCTGGTACTGCTTGGCGTCGTCGAGCAGGCTGGAGAAGATCCCCCGATATAGCCCGCGATCACTCATTCCACGCGGCCCTCCCGCGGCCCGCGCACGGTGGTAGATTCGCCGAACGGGTTACCGAATCAGCCGGCCAGCTCCGCCGCGCGTCCTTCTCCGTCACGGTCCTCTTCCTGCCATGTCCGCCCCACGACGCCACACGTGACACTCTGTATCCTCCCGTGACGCTCGGTGCACGGTAACTATGCGATATTGTGTCCGGCATGGCGCTTGCTGTATCCGAGGGTAGTCATGGACAACAAGGGGGCGACAATGGATCACGGCGGGCTGACGCAAGCAGAACTGGCCGAAATCGCGCGGCACTTCGATGGTCGCCGGCACGGCGGCCTCCGGCCTCCCGACCTGACCGCCATCACCAATGAAGTCATCCGTGACGCCTTCCCAGATGCCACGGGCGTGGCGATTCGCGGGGCCTCCGTGGTCGTGGTGTCCGCCTCCTGCCGCGAGCGGTGCGGGCGGCCGCGACTCGGCGTCGTGGACCCGTGCCGCCACCCACTCGACAGCACCGAAGAGGCCTTCACGGAGGCGGAGATCAACGCGATGATCCTTGCGCATGTGCGCGGCGCCGACGAGGCCTAGGAGGACAGCATGGCCACGTCCCGTCACCGCCGCTCCCCGACCCCTACCAACGCCCTCACCACCCTGAACGTCACTCACACGGCCCCCGCGAGGGGCCCAGAGGAGGCCAAGATGACCAGGATGACCAGCGAAGCGAAGTGCGCACGGTGCGCGCGGTGTGGTGGTGATCTGCCGGCCCCGTTCGGGCCGGCCCTCGA